TTGTTCTCATGCAATAACTACCCACTGTGTCTTTGGTTTAACTTTGTGAACGCCCCACTTGGTGCGGTCTTTGGGGTGAGGGCAGTCCTCTGGCACATGCACCGCCACCCACACTTTCTCGTACTGACCCCGCCCACCCATGCGCCAGCGGTCAACGTACACATCGGGCATGGCCCTCAGTGATGTCCTGACATTGGCAGGGTGCATGTTCAGCACCTCGGCGATCTCCAGTGGCGACATGCCACCCGGCCTTGTGCGTAGCAGTGTGCGGATTCTTTTCTGACGCACAGGGGTCATTTGACAACCCTCATAAAGCCGTTGCACTTGACGCACTTGTAGATGGGCTGACCCGCAACGGGTTCCCAGCGGTGTTTGCACTCGGTCATGCTTGCCCCCTTGCTCGGATTGATTCAGCACAATGTAATGGGGACAAAGAAGGATGCTCACCAACTTCCTCACACACCTTCGCACACGCCTCTCTTTCGGCTGCGGCGACAAGGGCGGCAAAGCGTTTGAGCTTTTCAATATCCCAATACACCAGCGTGTCTGCGCCAGCCTCACGGGCCATGTCTATCATGTCTTCTCTGGTCATAACGCTCTTTCTTTTTCGTGGGTATACAAAATTTTTCTTTTGGTTTTGACTGCGTTTGCGGCTTGTTCGGCGGTTTCAAACAAGCCGCAGTAAATAAGTTTTCCGTTATGGCAAACTTGAGATTGGTACTTGTTTGAGCGCTTGTTAAACGTCACGCCTCGAAAGCCTGTTGTGTTTCTGACGCTTTGTTTTTGGTTTTCTTGGTTTTGTTTGTTTGTAGCCAATCTCAAATTTTCAATTTGGTTGTTCAACGGATTGCCATCAATGTGGTCTATGTAGTTTTCAGGGTGACAATCATGTACGTACAACCAAGCCAACCTGTGTGCGGCATAAGACTTTCCGTTTAAACCTATTCGAACATACCCGTTGCGAGTAATTTTCCCTGCGCTTTGCCAAGGACTGATGCGTGGCATCGGTGAAGTTCGCCAGCGAAAAATGCCGGTTTCTTGGTCGTACCACAACCATTTCTTGAGTTCAAGTTGAGTCATATTAGATTCCCATTTCCTTCAATGCCGCTTGCAGTCCAGCCAAGCCGCCGACACGCTGGCCTTCGATAAAAATCTGTGGCATCTGCCGCACCTCGGGGTGAGCCTTGAGCATCTTCTCAAACTCAAACTCGTCCGTCTGGTCGTGCATCTCGATGTACCCGAGCCCTTTGCTTGCCAGCAGGTTCTTGGCTATCGTGCAATTTGGGCAGCCGTGCTTGGTGTAGATAACGATGTTCATACACCCTTCCCTTTCTTGGGGCAGGGCCATGCGGCCCCGAGTGTGTAGATGACAAACGCTTCAGCAGGTAAATGCCGAGCAGCAGCCCCGCTGTTTAAAGACTTGGCAACCATGTCCCTCACCTGACCTGCGGTCACATTGGGTGGTGGGCAGTGGTCAATCGTCAGTGTTGTGTCATACACCCCAATGATGAAGCCCATGCCCAAACCACGATCAAACGCAAGGTCAGAGTTGATTCGAGCCAGTAAATCGTTGCCCGTGAAGAACTGCGCCTGTGCGCCACTACAAAGCAGGGCGGTGGTTAAAAGTAGGTGTCTCATTTGATCTCCTTGATGTAGGCCGTCAACCGCCTAACCTGTGTCTCGCGGTACTTGCACATGGAGTCGGCGTATTCACGGGCGGTCTGGGCTTGCAGCAGCCTGCGCTTACTGTCCTCCAGTTCACGCAGTGCCAGTTCCTCGGCGGTTGGGGTTGTCCACAGTTTCTTTAGTTGCTCAATCATTACATTTACTCCGTTAGTTGATGTGACACAAGTGTATCACACATTTTTGGACATGCGGTATTCTTTTATGGCGTTGCGTAACCCGGCCTGCGTAGTGGCCTTGTCGTCGAGTGCCAGCGCCTGCGCTTGGTCAAGTGTGGCTTGGCACATGATGCGGTGACAGATCACCGGCACCCCTTGGCCCTGACGGCGCACACGAGCGTTGAACTGCTCGTACAAGTCAAGTGACCAGTTCAGGCCATACCACACGAGGATGTGGCCGTTCTTCTGCAAGCCGTCGATACCGTGACCCATTGATGCAGGGTGGCCGATCATCAGGGCGCAGTCACCCGTCTTCCACCGGTGCATCGCGTTGGTCAGGGATGTTTCGCTTTTGCATTCGGTCAGGTTGATCGGGTCAAGGTGCTTGAACTTTTCCATGATCCGTGCAGCGTCAGACCTGTAGGCGTAGGCGCACAGCACAGGCGAGCCTTGGGCCTCGTCGAGGATGTCCTCAAGGGCATCGAGCTTCAAGTCATGCACGGGTTCCCACAGCGGCATCCCGGCCACCGGGTACATGGCGCCGTTGGAGAATTGGAGGCACTTGTTGGTCAGTGACGCTTGGTTAAACGCTTCGACCTCTTTGCCGCTGTCCAGCACCAAGAAGAACTCACGCTCCATCTTCTCGTACCGTGTCCGCAGATCATCGGGCATCTCGATCTCGATGTCGTTGACCATCAGGTCAGGCAGTGGGTTGTAGTCCTCGGCTGACATCTCCAGCGTGATGTCACCGATCAGCTTTTTGATGATGTCCTCGGTGTCGTCATACGGCACCTCTTTGTACGGCCCCACCTTGCGGTAGAACCGGGTCTTGAACTGAGTCTTGCTGGTGCCCAGACGCTCACCACGGTCCACCACGAGGAACTGACCATGCAGGTCTTTGTACCCGTTGCTGGCCGGGGTGCCTGTCAATCCTGTCGCCCAGTCGAACTTGTCAGCGATCTTGCGAAACGCTTTGACCCGGTTCGTGGCGCTGTTCTTCATCTTGCTGATCTCGTCCCAGATGATTCCGTTGAACGGCATCGGGCGATCTTTCTTGACGAAGTAGGTTTGCAATGTCTCAGAAAGCCAACCGAGTACGTCATAGTTCACAAGGTAAATGTCAGCGGGGCGCAGCAAGGCGCGGGTGCGTTGGTCTTTTGTACCTGTCACCAAACTAAATTTCAAATCTTTTGTGTGCTGCCACTTCATCGCTTCTTGCCTCCACACAAGTCGCAACACTCGAATGGGGGCAACGATGACAACACCTTTTAAAAACCCAGTGCGGATTAAATGAGAAACGCTGGTCAGCGTGATCACGGTTTTGCCCAATCCCATGTCCAGCCACAGCATTGACTGAGGATGCGTGCATTGAAAGTTGACCGCTTTTTTTTGGTAGTCATGGAGCAAGTCAGGTGTCAGCATCCCATCACCATTACATCAATCATTGTCTTACCCTCAGTTACGTTGTCAATTACAAATACATTTACTTTGTGTTCTCGGAGCCGGGTGTGTTCCCTTTGTTGAGCAGGTGTTGGTTTCTTTCCTTCAGCTTTGAATTCACAGAACCACACAACTCCATCTTGTCGGATGAACATACGATCAGGCACAGCAGCCCGTGCGGGGCTGGTGAACTTGTAAGCAAGCACACCCTTTGATTTGGCGTACTCGCAGACTCTGGCTTCAATTTCCTTTTCCAGCATTGCGGTTCTCCAATTCGATCAGCAACTCGATGTAGTGCTTGGCCTTCTCAAGATCAGCGATGCCGTTTTTCTTGCGCCAGCGGGAAACGTACTTGATCACGTTACCCTCGAAGTAGCCAATCGCGTTGGCGTAAATGAACTCGACTGGCTGGATCGGCAAGTCCTTGTAGTGGCTACCGGCAACTTGTTTAGCCAGTGCGTCAAACGCTTCTTCTTCCTCAAGTGTCACTTTAAGCTCAGACATAGTTTCTCCACTTCTCTTACGTAGTAGTCAAAATCCACTGGCAGCTTGCCAGCATTCCGAATGTCGTTGCAGGGCTGAACACCCCACCCAGACTCCACACCAATCTTGCGCCACTCGTTAGGCTTCTTGGCAAGCGGTGGCATCCACTTGAACAGGTGTCCACCACCCTTGGCGATGTAGTAGCGCGTGATGTTCTGCAACGCTGTGGTCACCCCGTCACGCTCGATTGCCAAGCGACTCGACCGGGGCACCTTGGTACGCAGCATGAAATCCATGATGTCGGGCCAGTTCTCAATAGTCTCGCGGATAGGCGCACCCTCGACTAGCACCTTCTCGGCCACCTTGGCAATCACCAAGCCACCGTGGTTTTGGCTCCAGTCCATGTCGTACTCAAAACATCCTTTTCTTTTTATGCGACCCATACATCCCTCTTTCCGTGATTAACGTGGTATTCGTGTTTACGTTCAGCTTCAACCCGAGCCTTAATTGCGTCTTCTTTTTGCTTGAAATATCCAATGTGGGTTCGTTTATTTCCTGTACCAATGTATGCGTGCCAAGAATTTTTTAAACGACTGTAAGAGACGCCGCAAACGCCGGAGGTATTTGACTGACGAAGCCCCATGTTTCGTAAATTCTCTTGCCGGGAAACTAGTCTTAAATTTTCCCAACGGTTGTCAGTTCTATCCCCATTCACATGATCTACATCACACTTGGGAAATTCACCAGTCATGTATAAAAATATCAACCTGTGAACCTTGTACACAGTTTTGTCAATGTTCATTTGTAGATAACCCCAACCGTCACCATTTGGGTTCGGCAAACTCTTACACTCGTATTCATTACCAGTCCAAGATTTTTTTCGGATGCGTGTGAACTCTCCAGTGTCAGGGTTGTAATTGCAAATATGTTTTAGTTGCTTTTGGGTAATCATTCGTCGTACTCCGCAAGGTAGTTATTCACATTCAAAATCCACATTCTTTTGTAGACCGCCTCCTCAAGAGTGAGCTTGGTGCGCGACTCCCATGCTGCCCGAGCCGTGTCCACCAGCCACTTGTTGGCCCGTGGCACTCGCACCGTCAGGCCATCAGTGTTCACTTGGATCAGCTTGAGGCCGTCGATATGCATCAACCCCTCGGCCAACACGCACAGCAGTAGCTGACCGTTGAGCGTGATGGTCATGGTGTACAGCGGGTCGTAGAACACAGAGAACTGGTTGTTGCTGTCACCATAGACACCGTTGAGCGCCAGCTTGAGCATGGCGCTCTCAGCGGACTTTTTGGGGTACGACTTGCGCTGCTCGTACAGGTTCTTGTAGATGTGGCAAAACGACTGGCCCAAGTGAGCAGGGTAAAAGCCATTGGCAATCGCTAAGTTCGGGTAGTACGAGGCAACGTCAAGGTCAACGATGACAAACTCGTCATCGGACTCGATCACCTCAGACTCCACCGAGCCGTGGATACCGCCAAGACCAAAGACAAAATCAAACCCGTTGACTCGGGCGATGACATCCTCAAACACGCCCTTAGTTTCAGTGATCGTTTGGTCTTTGAGCCAGTTGAGCACTCGGGTCAACTCGGCATTCTCAAACGCGATCCACGGCAAGATGGCGTCCTTTAACTGGATCACCGGGCGTTTGGTCTGCCGTGGTGTGCGACCCTTGGGGCCAAAGTCATACAGGGCAACACCGGCTTCTTCGAGCTTGAGCGCGAAGAACTCCTTGCCAATCTTGGTGTCGTTGAAGTTGAGCCAGTCCTTGCCGGGGTACATGGCGCACATCTTCTCGCGGAAGGCGATCATGTCGGTGGTGTGCTGGTAGAACACCTTGGTCTGCGCCACATCGTGCGCGTTGTACTGCTTAAGCACTTCGATCTGTTCGGCGTTGAGCATGGTGCCCACGGGAAACGGCAAGTCCTCGATGCTGTCGGAGCGCATGTTGAACTCCAGCACCTTGAGACTGGTGGCCCGAGCCTTGTTGTCAAAGTGGTGAATCTTGAACAGGTCGATCTGCTCGACCAGCCTGTCTGTCGGTTTGACTTGGTGCATCCAACGGCTCTCGTCACCATCTTGTGCGGTGATGATTGCCATTGCTTTGTTGTACAGGGTCTGGGCATCGCTGTGGCCCATTTGCATCAGCGTATGCAAGACGGGGTAGTCGAACCCCAAGTTGTTGTACCCGACCATTCGGGCTTTCGTATCCGAGAGATAGCGTAGAAACTCAATGATTTCTTTGGAGTCGTTACGCTGGCTACTGATTTCAAAAGACCAGCGTAGCGGCGCCTCTGCATGCTCCACCGCCAGCGTGAAGACGTTGGGGTAGGTTTCGATGTCGTATACATAGTCATTGTTCATCATCAACCATCGTTTCGTAGAGTTCGCATGATTCCGAACAACCGCCGTCCGCATACATGTCAATTGTTGGCGCCAAGCGCACGGTTGATTCTTCTGCCATCTTACGAAGCATCGGCACACTAGTGCGGCCACGGAAGAACACGCGATCCAAAGCATCGTCATATTTTTGGAACTCAGCACCCACGCGACCGTATTGCTGCTCCATACGCTCAAAGAAATCAAACTGCCTTGGGTCTTCTTGGTGAAGTTGTATGAGTTTCTTAAAGCTCTTTTTCCAGCACGTTTTGCAGTTACCCTGATGCTCTTGCAATTGAAGATCGAACTGCTGGTCTTCCCACCAGTCAAGAACATCTTGTTTGTCGGACGGAAACCAATCGACCAATGGGTAAACAACCCTGCGGGTTTTGTCATCTTTTACTCGGCGCACTTCATCAGTGCGGATTCCGATTGCCAACTCATAGTCCCACTTGTTCCACCCGATCTCTCGCATGTACGACTCAATGGGGTATCGTTTTAAATTACGGGTGCATTGAGGGGCTTGCTGATTGGTGATGCCGTACTTTTGAATCATTTGTTCAAACGGTTCACCGTTGCGCGAAGCAGTAAAAAACGTCACCTCTCTGTGCCGAATACCTTGATTCTTCTCAGGGTTAGTCACAGCTTCAATCCATACGGTGTTGAAGTTAAAAAACACATCGCACCGGAATACAAACTCAAGGGTTTGTTCGTTTTCAAAACCAGTGTTCGCAAACACAACCTTGATGTCGTACTTATCCGAGTAGTTGTCGATGATGTGCTTGGTCATGTAACCAGAAGTACGACCACCGCTAAACGAGATCAGGAGTTTTTGCTTTGACATTACAAATTACTCAAATAGGTGGGGCCGCTGGCCGGTCCTCCGAGAAACCCCAGAGGCAGCGGCCCCGATTCAGTTACTGACCGCCCAAGAAAGAAGGCAGGCCCGGTTGTGCAAACGGTGCAGCAGGCATCGCAGTCTGTTGACCAGCCGATGGGAAGACAGCTCCCGACATGGCTGCGGCTTGCTGCACAGCGCCAAACAAACCAGACGCATCGGTAGCACCTTCGCCAAACGGTGTGTCATCACCTGCGAACTGGACAGCGATCAGGTCGCAGCGGATGCCACGGCCAACTTTGTTGTCTTGAGGCCAAGGCTTGACAGCAGCGTTGACTCGGCAACCGCCGTACATTTTGCGAGCCAACTGCTGGTAGGCCATCGTGTTGGCAGGATCGACGGGTGTGCCGTCTGCTTGGATCATCTGCGGCGCGGTGTCGCGGCCAGCGGTGATGTAGATGTTGCCAGCGTAACCATCGTAAGGTTGCATGGTTTTACGGCTAATCTTTTCCTCACCACGACCAAAGCAGCGGGTCTTGCGGTCGTTCTGAATCATTTGCATAACGGCTTGAGCGTGCTCTTTCCACTTCTCCAATGCAATAGCGCCATAACGTGCCATGAATTGAGCGAAGCCGGGGTGATCCTGCGGCATCAAGAACTCAGCGTTGTAGCTGATGCGAGTGGCACCCGTGGCCTCGTTCACTTGCTTCTGGGGTTCTGCGAGGTGGGGAAAAGACAAACGGACATTGGACAGAAAAATGATGTCGGACATAACGATTACTCCATTGATTTACGAAAGCCACGAGGGCAGGGATTCGGCAGCGGGTGCTGCCTGAACTGCGCTAAACAGCGGCGCAGCGTTGGTGATGACAGCGGGGCGGCTGTCAGATTCAGGGGCGACGGTGAGCTTGCCAGCCATCTTGACCACGTACTCTTGCTCCATGCGCTTGAGTTGGCGATCAGTCAGGGTGACCTTGGAGCCGTCCTTCTTCTCCCATGTCAGCTTCTCAGCCTTGGCGGGAGACACGAGTTTGGTCTCATAGATCGCGGTCTTGGGGATGCCCATCTTCACGAGCTTGTCGGCCATCTCGGCTTCGGGTAGCGCCCATGCACGAGAGCCACGACCATTGACCAGCTTGATGCCGGGGATGGTCTGACCAGCTTGCAGGCGGCGCAGTGCTTCGGCTTCGACACCTTCGAGCAACTGGCGCATCAGGGGAGCAGCTTCCATGATCTGACGCAACTGATCGTCGCTCATGGCGGTGGGGTCTTTATCGGCAGACTGCTGCGCGATGTCGAGGGTTTGCGTTACAG